ATAAGGAGAATAAAAAATGGATATTAATTCTATTCGTAAGCGTCTTAATCAGCTTCAAACAACAAACAATAGGACTTCAAACCTATGGAAACCTCAACCAGGAAAACAAATCATAAGAGTATTACCTTACAAACACAATAAGGATAATCCTTTTATTGAGTTGTTCTTTCACTTTGGTTTGAATAACAAAACCTATTTATCACCAATCACATTTGGTCGTCCAGACCCAATTGAAGAGTTTGCTCAAAAGCTTAAAACAAGTGGTAACAGAGAAGAGTATCAGATGGCTCGTAAGTTAGAGTCAAAGATGAGAACTTTTGCTCCTATCATTGTTAGAGGTGAGGAAACGCAAGGTGTTCGCTTTTGGGGTTTTGGTAAGACTGTTTATCAGGAATTACTTTCTGTAATTGCAGATCCAGACTATGGAGACATTACCGATCCTGTAAATGGTCGTGATGTATCTGTAGAGTTCAAAACAGCAGAAGAGACAGGCAAATCATTTCCGTCTACTTCGATTCGTGTAAAGCCTAATCAGACTCCAATCACAGAGGATAAGGCACAACTCGAAGCTATGTTAGATAATCAGAAAGATATCACAGAACTTTACAATGAGTTATCTTATGATGAACTAACTGGTGTTCTTAATGAGTGGTTGAATCCATCTGAATCAGATGAAGAAGAGAAAACTGAACCTGTATCAGCTACAATCGCTGAGTCAGCTAAAGTTGAGGATACAAGCGCAGCATTTGACGAGTTGTTCAATAAGTAAATAAAGTTGGTGGGGGCTTTTGCCCCCACTTTTAATTAGGAGAAACATATGTCAGTTAAAGATGATTTAGCTGGGGTTCTAGCCGACTCTCTAAATAAGAAATTCAAAGATTATAAAGTTGCTTACTTCTTAGATGGTACAGATAGTACACCTACAGATGTTAAGGAATTTGTTTCTACAGGTTCAACTATGTTGGATTTGGCTATTTCTAATCGCCCTAATGGTGGTATTGCAGTTGGTAGAATCACAGAACTCAATGGTTTGGAAAGTAGTGGTAAATCTCTAATCGGTGCTCATCTGCTCGCAGAGACTCAGAAAAAAGGTGGTGTCGCTGTTTACATAGATACGGAGACAGCTGTTAGTGAGGACTTCTTAGGTGTTATAGGTGTAGATATAAATAAGATGTTATACTTACACTTAGAGACAGTAGAAGATATATTTGAAGCTATCGAAGAGATTGTAACTAAAGTTCGTGAATCAGATAAAGATAGGTTAGTCACTATATTAGTAGATTCATTGGCTGCTGCTACAACTAAAGTTGAGTTAAACGCAGACTATGACAAAGATGGTTGGGCTACTTCAAAGGCTATTGTGATTAGTAAAGCTATGAGAAAGATTACTCAGATGATTGGAAGACAGAGAATCGGATTAGTTTTTACAAATCAACTTAGACAAAAGCTCGGTGTAATGTTCGGAGACCCGTGGACTACATCAGGTGGTAAAGCTCTTCCGTTTCACGCATCAACTCGTATTCGTCTAAAGAACAAAGGACAGATAAAAGATTCTAAAAAGAATGTTATTGGTATGACTATTCTGGCACAAGTAATTAAGAATCGTTTGGGTCCTCCACTTAGAAAGGCTGAGTTTCCACTCTACTTTGAAAGTGGTATAGATGATGAGGGTAGTTGGCTACAAGTTCTCAAAGAGCACAATATTGCCAAAGTTGGTGGTGCTTGGTATACTATGAAAGACCATAATGGTGAAGAGATTAAGTTTCAATCCAAAGATTGGTCTGAAAAGTTAGAGGATGAAGAGTTCAAATCTTATTGCTATCAATTGATATGTGATAAGATAATTCTCAAATATAATAAATCTGAAGTAGGTATTGATGATGTTGAAATCACAGATGAGGTTTTAGGTGAGTAATGCAAAATACTTATCAATACTCGAAGAGATAAAGAAAAAAGGTGGTGAGTTAGATTCGGAAGAACCTAACGATAAAGTATTGATTATAGATGGCCTGAATACATTCATAAGATGTTTCAGCGCTATACCAACTCTGAATGATGATGGAGCGCATGTTGGAGGAATAGTTGGTTTTCTAAGGTCAATTGGATACGCTATAAGAACAATTAGACCTACCCGAACTGTCATAGTATTTGATGGTAAAGGTGGGTCTAACCGCCGTAAGAAATTATTTCCTGAGTATAAGGCTGGTAGAAATATGTCAGAAAGACTCAATCGTTCTTACGACTTCAACACAAAAGAAGATGAACATCAATCTATGGTTATGCAGTTAACGAGAGTAATTGACTATTTAGATTATCTACCTATAACCACAATTACTATTGAGAATATAGAAGCTGATGATACGATGGCTTATATTACTAAACAGATACTCAAAACTTCTAAGATAGTTCTGATGTCTACAGATAAAGACTTTCTTCAGTTGGTAAATCACAGAGTATCAGTTTGGTCACCAACGAAAAAGAAGATGTATGATCCTCCAAAAGTATTAGAGGATTATGGCATTCCATCTCATAACTTCGCTGTCTACAGAGCAATCGATGGAGATAAGTCTGATAACATAGATGGAGTTCGTGGTTGGGGATTGAAAACTATTCAAAAAAAATTACCACTTTTGCTCGAAGACAATATACTTAATATAGATGACATTATTAAAGAAGATGAAAAGCTTAATGAAAGTGAAGAGTTATTGAAAAGAAATTATATGTTGATGCAGTTAGATGAAGTAGACATCAGCGCTTCTGCTAAAACTAAAATCTTAGACAAAGTTAGAGAACCAATTAATAGGTTGAACAAAATACAATTTCAGAAAAGATTCATAGAGGATAGATTATTCGCCACGTTGCCGAATATGGATAGTTGGTTGGTTCAATGTTTTGCCAAATTAAATCAAATGGCTGAGAAGACTTATGGGAAGAAAGCGTAAATATAATTCTGATAAAGAAAAAAGGGAAGCTCAGAAAAAGTGGTCTATGGAATATTATTATAGAAATAGAACTGCTTTACAGAAGAAGGCTAGAGAACGTTATCGTAGGAAAAAACAAATGGAACTAAAGGAAAAACAAAGGAAAGAATTATATGGCGAGTGAGAATTTTAATCAATTCGGTCCGACATTTCAGGCAAAGGTAATATCATCCTTACTGTCAGATAACAAATTTATACAAACAATTAGTGATATATTAGAACCAGAGTATTTTGATTCAGATGCCAATAAATGGTTAACTAAAGAAATAAGTAAATATTTTATGGAGTTTAGAAAAGCTCCTACATTAGAAGTTCTGAAAATAAAAATAACTCAGATGGAAGATGAGATATTAAAAGTATCTGTAATAGAAAATCTAAAAGATGCTTGGAGAAACATAGAAGCTTCTGATTTAGATTTCGTAAAGCAGGAGACTTTAGGTTTCTGTAAAAATCAGGTTATTAAAGAATCGATTATGGAATCGGTTAATTTATTAGAACAGAAAAAGTATGATGAGATAAAAGTGATAATTGATGCTGCTATGAAAGCTGGTAGTGAAAGAGACTTAGGTCACGATTACATTATATCTTTAGAAGATAGACTTACAAATTCAGTTAGAACAACCTTACCTACACCTTGGGATTCTGTAACTAATGTTATGGATGGTGGTTTAGGTGGTGGAGAATTAGGTGTGTTAGTTGCGCCCGCTGGTATTGGTAAAACTTGGTGTTTACAATCTTTGGGTGCTCACTTAGTAAAGCAGGGTAAAACTGTAGTTCATTATACATTAGAGTTAAATGAGTCTTATGTCGGACTTAGATATGATACAGTATTTAGTGGAACACCAACTGCTAATATTAAGTTTTATCAAGATGATGTACAAAAAGTTATTGATGGATTAAAGGGTAAATTAATTATTAAATATTATCCTACTCGTTCTGCTACAGTAAATACATTAGCCTCTCATCTTAAACAAATGGAGATACAAGAAATTAAGCCTGATGCTGTGATAGTTGATTACGCTGATATTCTGAAACCAACCACATTCTATAAAGAGAAGAGACACGCAACTGGTGAGACTTACGAAAATCTTCGTGGTATGGCTGGTGAGTTTGATGTTCCGATATGGACTGCATCACAGGCTAATCGTAGTTCGTTAGAAGAGGAAGTGATTGATGCTAGTAAAGTTGCTGAAGATTATAGTAAGGTAATGACTGCCGACTTCGTTATGTCTGTAAGTCGTAAGGTAGAAGATAAGATAGCTAACACAGGCAGAGTTCACGTAATCAAAAATAGATTTGGTGTCGATGGTATTACGTTTCCAGCAGAGATAAATACCAACACAGGTCACATACAAGTTTATGAGGCTTCAACGCAAGGTGGGAAAGAGGCGCAAGGTAAGATGGATAATTCTGAGGAGTATTTAAGAAAAACACTTTCTCAAAAATATAAAGACTTAAAGCCAAAAACTGAAGGTTTTGAGTAACAAGAACGAGTATATATTATATTTAATATTGTGTACAAAAAAGAATAGGAGTTACGATGGATAGATTTGAATTGTCAGAGAATTTTATAAATAAGTTTAAAAGAAAAAAACCGCCATTTGGTTTCAATGGTTTAGGTGAGTTAGTTTATATGAGAACTTATTCAAGAATTAAAGAGGATGGTAAAAACGAAAGATGGTGGGAGACAGTGCAAAGAGTTGTAGAGGGAACTTACAACATGCAAAAGAATTGGATTGAATCACATCAATTAGGGTGGAACGCATGGCAGGCTCAGAAGAGCGCTCAAGATATGTATGAGCGTATTTTTACGATGAAGTTTTTACCGCCTGGTCGTGGTCTGTGGGCTATGGGAACTCCCATCACAGAGGAAAAAGGATTATACGCCGCCCTAAACAATTGTGCTTTCGTATCAACAAAAACCCTAAAAGAAGATTACGCTAAACCTTTCTGTTTCCTTATGGATGCTAGTATGTTGGGTGTCGGTGTAGGGTTTGATACAAAAGGAGCTGGAGAGATAGTAGTCAAAGGAGTTCAGAAAAATAGAGATGAACAATTATATGAAATACCTGATACTCGTGAAGGTTGGGTAGAGTCTTTGAAACTATTGTTAGAAAGTTATTTTCACGGACAAGCACCAATGAAATTTGACTACTCAAAGATAAGGCCAGCTGGTGAACCAATAAGTGGATTCGGTGGAGTTAGTAGTGGTGCTGAACCTTTGAAAGAAGTACATAAGGATATCGAAAAGGTATTAGAAAAGAATAGTGGAGAACCAATTACAATAACTACAATCGTAGACATAATGAATCTAATCGGTAAATGTGTTGTGGCAGGTAATGTTAGAAGAACTGCTGAGATTGTATTTGGAGAACCAGATTCAGAAGAGTATTTAGATTTAAAGAATTATAAAGTTAACCCACACAGAGAGACATATGGATGGACAAGTAATAATAGTATATTCGCAGAATTGGGTATGGATTATACAGAAGCTGCAAAACGAATTGTGGATAATGGTGAGCCTGGATTTGCGTGGTTAGAAAATATGAGAAAGTATTCTCGTATGAAAAATGGTGGGGATGATAAAGACCACAGAGCTATGGGTGGTAATCCTTGTTTGGAACAAACCTTAGAATCATATGAGTTGTGTTGTTTAGTGGAAACATTTCCTGATAATCACGATTCATTTGAAGATTACGCTAAAACTCTGAAGTATGCTTATCTATATGCAAAAACAGTTACATTAGGGAGAACTCATTGGAGTGATACCAATAGAGTTATGTTAAGAAATAGAAGAATTGGTTGTTCTGTAAGTGGTGTCGCTCAGTTTATTACTCATAGAGGAATCAATGAGTTAAAGGAGTGGTTAAATGATGGATATGATGTTATTCAAAAATGGGATGATGTCTATTCGGATTGGTTTGCTGTACCAAATTCCATTAAAACTACTTCGGTTAAACCAAGTGGTACAGTTTCACTATTGGCTGGTAGCACTCCAGGTTTACATTATCCCGAAAGTAGATTTTATATTAGAAGAATTAGACTATCTAAACATTCAGAATTATTAGAACCTTTGAAAAAAGCAGGTTATAAAATAGAACCAGCATTTGGTTCAGAGGATACGACAAGTGTTGTAGAAATTCCTGTAGATGTCGGTGAGGGGATTAGAACAGCGGCTGAACTTTCGATTTGGGAACAATTCGGTTTAGCCGCTTTCTTACAACGACATTGGGCAGACAATCAAGTAAGTTGTACGGTTACATTCAATCCTGAAACGGAAGCAGAACAAATTGCTCCGTGTTTGAATTATTATCAGTATCACCTAAAGGGTATTAGTTTACTTCCAAGACACGATTATGGTGCATATCAACAAATGCCATATGAAGCTATTGATGAAAAAGAATACAATAAGCAGACAAAGAAGCTTGGTAAACTATCATTTGGTGTGATAAAGAATGAAGAGGCAGAAGTAGATAAGTTCTGTAACAACGACAGTTGTGAAATCATACCAACTACTGGTGATAATGACGATCAAGACTATGCAAATTAAAACTATGCGGACAGGCAGACGACACACCTGTAGAAAAATGTGTCTATTCACAAACAAACACAAGGAGACAGATTATGAAATATCGTAATCTTATCGTCACTCTAATGATGTCAGTTGGTATTGTTTTCGGACAAGCCGTTACTGGTTTTGTTGGAACTGGCGAAGAACCACTTGTTGGAGCAAATGTAGTAATTGAAGGTACTGAACTTGGTGGCGTAACAGACGCTGAGGGTAAGTTCGTTATTGAAACGGGCGCTGGTGACTTCAATATTACTGCTTCATACATCGGTTATGTATCTCAAACCAAAAATGTAAAGGTTGGAGATATAGTTGGGAGTGTTAGTTTCGATTTAGAAACTGATGTTGTTGCTCTCACAGCACTTGAAGTTTTGGCTTCTCGTGCCGATGAAACAACACCTGTTGCTTATACTACTGTGGATAAGAAAGAGATGGAAATTAGACTTGGTTCACAAGACATTCCAATGATTCTTAATACTACACCATCAGTATATGCTACACAACAAGGTGGTGGTGCGGGCGATGCTCGTATCAATGTTCGTGGATTCAACCAACGTAATGTTGCTGTGATGATTAATGGTGTTCCCCAAAATGATATGGAGAACGGATGGGTTTATTGGTCTAATTGGGATGGAGTAGGAGATGCTACTTCTTCAATTCAGATGCAAAGAGGTCTATCAGCTGTAAATCTAGCAACACCA